GGTTTTTAGTCGAGCAAATATGTGGAAGGTAGCTGGTGCCGCTACTGTAGGTACTATTGGTGGATTGATCTCCATGTGGGAATCAGTCGACCCTGAATACCAAGGAGCATACAATAAACCTATTCCAAATCCATCTCATGTAAATAAGCCATTAGTTCCACATAATGGAACGGCTGTATTACAGGCTCATGATTTAGCTGATGAGAATGGAAAGACTGTTTATGGCAGTCTATTTGGAAGGAATTTGTACTATATCGTAGGCGACGAGTTTAAGTTTTGCAACTATGCTCTGTTCGTCTGTGATAGATGGGCTATTTTACCTCTCCATTGGTTAACTGTTCAGAAAAAACTCGTCGAGGAATCACCTGATTATGGTGAAAGTCGATTTGAGTTTAGGATGGTATCTAATCCTGGGAATAGAAAAGGTTTCTTTGTCTCAGTCAATTACTTAGTACAGAATTACGTACAAGATGATAATTTGACCGCAAAAGACGTAGGACTTATTAAATTTCCTGAGGATATGAGAATTCACAAAGATATTCGTGAACACTTTCCATCTGATGGTGACCTTAAACAAACCTATGATTATGTACGTAGATTTTCATATACTCTCACACGCTCTAAAGGTGTCGTAGAATCTATACGAGAAACAACCGTAAGTAGAGCTGATAGAATTGAAAATCAGCTTTGCGTTAATGCTGAGACAAGTAATTATTACACTACTTACAGTCTCAGGATGCATAATGATAAAGGAATGTGTGGAATGCCATATGTAATTATGAACCCTAAATTACAAAAAGGCAAAATCTTAGGTATTCACTTAGCTGGTGCTGGTAATATAAGTTTCTGTAATCCCATTTATAGGGAATACTTTGACTCATTTATTGGTACTCCAGATATTGATCCCTTAGAAGAGAAAGCAGCAGAATTTCAATCCAACGACGTTCACAAAGCCATGTTCTATGAACTTGGTTTGAGTGAGAAAGTAAACACTACAGTTAAAAGTCACTTGAGAAAATCATGTCGATTTGAGACTATACGTGATGCTATTACTATTCCAG